GGCGCTGATCGACAGCGAGGCGCAGATTCGTGTGTCGGTCTCGCACACCACCCGCGCCATGCGCCCGGGCGAAGTGGACGGGGTGAACTACCACTTCGTCAGCCGCGAGCAGTTCCATACCATGCTCGACAAGACCGAATTCCTTGAACACGCGGAAGTCTTCGGCAATCTCTACGGCACCTCGCAGGAATGGGTCAAACAGACCCTGCGCGACGGCTTCGACCTGATTCTGGAGATCGACTGGCAAGGCGCGCAACAGGTACGCCGGCTGATGCCGGAAGCCAAATCCATCTTTATTCTGCCGCCGACCCAGGAAGCGCTGCGCCATCGCCTGACCAATCGCGGCCAGGACAGCGGCGAGATCATCGAGCGACGCATGCGTGAAGCCGTCAGCGAGATGAGCCACTACGTCGAATACGACTACCTGCTGATCAACGATGACTTCGCCCACGCTTTGAGCGACCTGAAGGCGATTTTCCGCGCCAATCAGCTGCTGCAAGGCCCACAACAGCAACGCCACAGCGGCCTGCTCAGCGAGTTACTGGTCTGACTTATTGCGCTGCGGCAAATCAAAGCTTCCCTTAATGCTGGTGATTTTTTAGACAAATCACCAGCTTACTGTAAGGCATTGATTTATATAGACCTTTATAGTTAACCGCTTTGAAGTGTCGAAGAAGTGTCGAAACCGCCTAACGGATTAAGACGCAAAGCATCGCGCAGGTGGGACGGGGAGAGATGCGCATAACGCATGGTCATAGCCAGGGATGCATGACCGAGAATTTCCTTAAGGGTAAGAATGTTGCCCCCGTTCATGATGAAGTGAGACGCAAAGGTATGCCGAAGAACGTGGGAACACTGGCCACTCGGCAGAGTAATTCCCGAGTTCTTAACAGCAATACGAAAGGCAGTGCTGCAGCCAGAAAATCGACCGTGCAAACGAAGGTAGTCTTGCAACCTACGCTCAAGGGAAGCGCTGATAGGAATAACCCTAAGGCGTTTTGACTTGGTATTAGCAAAGATCACAGCCTGATTGCAGACACGATCCAGGGTAAGCCCCTGAGCCTCAGACCAGCGAGCACCAGTAGACAAACAAACCTCAGCCACAAGGCGCACGCAGTCAGAACGACTGCCATCTAAAGCGCTGATCAATTGCGGAATCTGTTCAGCGGAAAGGTAAGTCAGGTGGCGTTCCTGAAACTTTAGCGGCTTAACCTTAGAAAGCGGATTCGGATAGTCAATGTCGCCAAGCCGGTGGAGTTCGTTGAAAACGGCCTTCAAGTAAGTCAGCCGATTATTGATAGACGCGGGAACAGACCCCGCTTCAAGCTCACGACGACGAAGCTCTACAAGGTGAGCACCAGTTAGTTTGGTAGCAACCGGATCACCTAAACGCTGACACATGAGCAACAAAACATTTTTGCGACGCCTACCGCTGGTGATCGAGTGACCATGAAGCTTGTACCAGGACTCAACTAGCTCAGACAGTTTTCGGCGATCTTTAGGCTTTGGATTCCAGTCTGCAGAATCAATGCACTTGGTTCGACAAGTAGCCTCAAAGCGCAAAGCCTCAGCCTTAGTTTTTAGAGTTTTACGGAAGCGACGGCCCTTTACAGGCTCTATATCGACTTTCCAACGACCATCGGCCTGTTGTTCGATTGCCATCAGACTGCCCTGCCCCACCGAACATGACGCTCTTCAAGGATTCCTTTGATGTGCTTGTATAGAGCATCCTCATCCATGCCCTTGGCGGCATAGTGGTCGCGAATCACTGGCCAGCAGTCCCAATCCTTGAGGGTGTGAAATGCCCGTCTAGCGCCCACTCGCTCCCGTGCAAGCAGGCTTACGAAGTTTCCCAGGAACAGCTCAACGTTCTTACCGGAAAAGCCCCGCGAGGTTTTGTAATGGCGTCTGTAGTCGGTTTTGTCTACGAGGGAGTCAACTGGTAGATCCACGCGAACGTCATCGCGAATTAATGTCCAAATCGGCTCAAAGTATCCAGGCCGTGCAAGCAACTTGAACTGGCGAAGGCCATAGCGCCAAAGGCCGTCTAGGTGAGGTGTAAAAGCAGCGTAGCTGTTGCTTTCGAGAGGTTGACCAGTCATTAGATCCACGGAACCACAAGCAAATTGCTGGATAACCGAATGGTGATAACGCAGCTCAACACGCCACACGTCTTCGCTTTGGTTGTAGTTCTCGGGGTCGCCTTCGTCGAAGCTGTCACGACGACGCCAGACGCCTTCCCAATAGTCCAGCTTGTCACATGAACGGGCCTGCAGGGTCTTGTTGTAGATACCAAGCTGAACACCACCCGCAGAGCCAAACAGGAAGGATTGCCCCTTACCATAGGTGGCGGACTCAAGCGTCCACTGAATTTCTTTAATGCCTGAAATGTCGCGGGCTGCGCGTGAGCGGCAGTGCATGCGTGCAATGAGGTCAGCCGGTGGCGTCCAGCCCTGGAGGTCTAGCGCAAGGTGAACAGCGCATTGATTGCGCTCAACATGGGTCAAGATGTGATCGGCGTAATAATCCATGTGCTGTTGCAGACGCTCAGGGGACAGGCTGTCGATAGCATGGGGGGACACTTCGATTTTCAGGTGTGGGCCGATGTTGTCCAACTTGGCGTTGAAGTTCTTCACCAAGAGGATGATGCCGAGGTCTGCGTTCTGCAGCTTGTACTGATACCCGGAGTCTTTCCCAACACGTCCGGCATGCCAGCGCTGGCCAGCGAAGTCCACCAAGGTTCCAGGCTTGTCGAATAGCGCCATTATTTCAGGGCGGATCATGCCCCGGTACAACTGGCGCACGGTATCGACGCCACAATGCAGCAGGCGAACTCCTGAAAGGTCAGTGATTGTTGCCAGATAAGGGTCAACAAATATGCGACCGACAGAGGACTGGGAACCATCAGTACCGAGTCGAGCATGATCCTTGATTTTCATTCTCTAATTTCCGAAATTGACCGTTAATGACTGTTTTGAACTCTATTTATCTGACGTGCTACAGGGACGTCACCGGGCGGCGGCCCGGTGCGCTACGCTAGCGAGCCGCCGCCGGTGAAGTCCCCGGCAAAGCAATCGGATCTATCACCGAGGTCACTGCGCCACGGCCCGTCCAGGGCGTTACGCGCTCGCCGTCGATGTCGCAGTACATATCCCGTTCACCGGGGAAGAAGCGGCAATCTGTGATGGGGATCAGCCGGCGCCCGCCGTTGGTGGAGGCGAGCACCACGGTGGAGACCTTGAGCGCGTCTTGCCGGTATTTGGAGGCGACCACATAGCCGCCCACCCGCCACGTTTGCGACATCACCGGCCCTTCGGGTTTGGTCTTGTACACCTGGGCAGCCGCGCGCCCTGATGAGGTCGGCGGCGGCTCTGGTTTGGCGGGTTGCTGGACGAGGGCGGCTGTTTGCTCTGGCTGTTTAAACCGGTCTGGCGAGAAGAATTTGCTGATGCCGTAGGCGCCGAACAGGCCGCCTACAACGACGATTCCCAGCAAGCCCCATAAGCCCCAGGAACGCAGCAGTGAGCCACGGCCATCGGCTTTGGATTCATCACCGACGGCGCCGTTGGCGCTTTGCGTGGCTGACTGGTAGTAGCGGAACACTTCGGGCTTGAACGAGCCGGCGGTTTGCCTGAGTAGCGCCGCTTTTGAGGGGCGTGGCCCGGTCACGGCGCCGCGGTAGATGTCCACCATGAAGGCTTTTTTGCTGAGCTTGCGCATGCGGTAGGTGGTTTCGACCAGCAGTTTGACCCAGCTGGCAATCTGGGCGAGATCCTGGGTCACCAGCACCACGCGCATGGACTGGCCTTTGCCATCAACGCGGTGGCGATGCTCTGCCAGCAAGGCCTTGTCTTGCACCGAGGCCGCGCTGGTTTTCATGCCGTTAGGCCAGCGCCGCCACAGCTCATCGAGCACCAGAACGCAGCCCGGGGGCGCAAAGTCGGCGAGGTCTTCGCGCTCGAACCAATCAGCGGGCAGCTGTTCAATGCGCCCGCCAAAGTCCATCAGCAAGTCATCAATCACCAACGGGATGTTGGTCACGACCAGGCGGTTTTGTTTCAGTGACGGGATGATCACGTGTTCCACCACCCCATAGCTTTTGCCGTGGCCCGGCAGGCCGGTATACGCATCAATGGCCATGGGTCACCCGATGATCGGAATACGGCGCAGGATGAAGCGCAGCAGGTAGGCCCCAAGCACCAGGGTCACCCCTTCACCAATGCGAAATGCCTGGGCGAAGAACACCACTTCATCCGGAACACTGGAGAAGGCACTGGCGGCGGCACTGAAGAACGACGGCACCGGCAGCCAGTTGAAGAACCCCACCACGCCATCGACCAGCAGCGAGAACAGGTAGTCCGGAAAGCCCAGGATGAAATCCACCACCCAGTTAAAGGCATCTTGCAGCCACTTGAAGAACGAGCCGATGACATCCCATATCTTCGAAATGAACTCGCCAATCTTTTTGATCCAACCAAGAATATCCATGGGTTCACCTGTTACGCAGAGAGGAAGACACGCACCGCCAGCAGGCACCAGAAGGCTAAGAACACCGCCGAGAGAATCGGCGCGATCTGGCCCCAGAGGTCGCAATGGGTGTCGAAGGTGATCGCGGTGTTAAACAGCGTGACGCTGCCCTGGGGGCAGGAGCCGCCCGTGGGAAACTTGATGGCCGACACCGCGTTGGCTATCGGTGATTTGCCGATATCGGTGTACAGGCGCTGCAGGCTTTGCGAGATGCTGGGGATATCGTCGCCGTAGCCCTCAGGCGCCTGAAACTTGCACGCCTCGCCCTCGCAGCCGGCACCACCCACTGGACCGCTCGAGCCGTCACCCTGGCCATCACCGTCGCCATTTCCGTTGCCGTTGCCATTACCGCCGCCACTGCTGCCGGTGCCGTCACCGCCAGGGCCATCGCCACCGCCGTTGTTGCCGCCGCCATCCCCACCGCCGTTATCGCCGCCACCATCACCCCCACCGTTATTGCCACCGCCGTCACCGTCACCGTCACCGTCACCGTCGCCATCGCCATCGCCATCGCCGTCACCATCGCCATCCCCAGGGCCATCGCCACCATCACCAGTGCCGGGGTCTTTGACGCAGGTGGTGCCCGTCCAGACGTAGCCGGGAACGCCTGCACAGGGGTTGTCCGGATCACTGGGCGGCTCTTCGGGGTCGGTCGGTGGCTCGGGGTTGAGCGATGGGCCTGTGCCGCCTGGCATACCGGACTCACCTGTGCAGGTGTCGCCGGTTGAAAGCAGCACGTAGTTGCAGAAGCCCTGGCCGGTCTGGCCTGGATCAGGGCTTCTGTAGCAGGAGGTGGGCCGCTCAGTACCATCACCGTGGCGGCAACCATCGCGACAGACCGGACCGGGGGACGATGCCGCCACAAACACACGCGGCGCGCCCACCAGAGGGCCATTACCGCGTGCTAGAAAAGGATCACCGCTGCCGCACTCTTTAGGCGGTTCAGGGGGAGAATCACAGGAACCGGTCGAGGCGTTGTAGGTATCGCCCTCATTGCAGGAATCACCGGAGCGCATGATTTGCACAGCCGCATACTGGCCACCAGTTTGCTGGAAGCGCACGGTACACAGCGCGGTAGTTGGATTGGTCAGGGTAACCGTCAGGGTCAGTGCAATGGATGGCTGAGACGCCTTTACACCGTTGAAATAGGACTGACAGGCCGCTTGTGCAGAGGGATGGTTCACCCCAAGGGAGGGCCAGTAATAGGTAGCCGCCGATGCCGGCGAGATCCAGCAAGCCAGCAGCGCAAGGATCAGCGGAAGAAATCGAGTCATGTTCAGAACCTCGAAAAAACGCCGTAGCCACAGGCCGCGCCGATCACAAAGAAAGCGAAGTAATAGAGTTCAGCCATTGCCGTGACCTCAAAGAAAAGGGCGGGATAGACCCGCCCTGTTCAGGGTGTTGCGCATTAGCCGCGCAGGAAGGCGAGAACGACCTTTGCCCCCTTGATACCGGCATACACCGCTGCCAACAGCGCAGCCACAGCCAGCACACCAGAGGCGATGGTGCCGAAGTCGACACCGGAGGTGAGGGTCGAGTAATCCCAACCATCAGCCGAGGCGTTGGCGGCCATCAGCGCACTAAATGGCAGAGCCAGGGCCAGCGAACGGGAAACGTGTTTCAGGTTTTTCATGGTCTTTCTCCTGTGGCGCTATGCGCCCTTAATGAAGTCGAGAATGGCCTTGGCACCGATGCCGATGAGCAGGACAGTCGCGACGAGGGTGAAACCAACGCCGAACGCAGCCGCAAGTTGTGCGGTATCTAACTGGCTCGGATCGAAGGGTTCTGGGGCATGGACCAAGACCCATGCACCGGAACACTGGGGCGCACCTGTAACCACGGAGACTTCCCCGTCACAGGCGAGCAGGTTCATTGGTACGCCACCGTGTAGGTGCTCTGGCTGAGGGCGCCCGGCAGGTCGCTGGCGTCCAGGCAGTCAGGGCAGACGGCGTAGTCGGGGGCCGTGCGGAAGTCGCTGAGCAGGTCGCACTGGGCGGCCGGCATGTGATGGAGCTGGCCCATCACACACAGGCACTCGTCACAGACGACGCGATCAAGGATCAGCACGGCCCCGGCCCTCAACCTTTAGCCGGGTCAGCGGCCTGAGCGGCTGGCTTGGCTTGTTGCTGGGCGTTGGCTTGTGGAGCAGCAGCGCGGGCGGCTGGCTTGGGGTCTACCGCTTCGATATGCAGGGCGAGATTCTTGCCCTTGTTCTGGCCACCACGGGCAACGTCGAAGGTGATGCGCACCAGTTGCAGGGGTTCGAACTGGGAGCCGGCGTTAAACACTTCGTCGGCGGCGTCTTCGGAGATCGCCATGCCGATGATGGATAGGCCGTGTTCGGTCTTGCCGTCCGGTTCATCGCCGTAGAAGACCTTGGCGTATTTGGTGTCCTCGACCTGGGTCATTTGGGTGCCGAGAAATGCAACTTCCATAGTTGAACGTGCCATCTTTTGTTTCCTCGCTGAGTTGCGCGTTAGTGCGCGGTTTTGCCTTTCTGCAGGCCGAGCGATCCCGAGCAGGTGAACTTTCACAGTTCGAATCTGCTGGGTTGTTTCGGCCTGCCGGGGTTTAAAGCCGGGTGATGCGTTGAACCGTTATGCGGTGGACACCAAGGGCCTCGCCCTTGTCATCCCGTTTCGCCACCTGCGCCCGCGACTGGTAAACCAGCCCCGGACACAGGCGGCGATCCTCGGTTGGGTGGTTCGGGCGGGATGGCGCAGGCTTCGGCCACTCGGGTTATGGAAGCGTCTAGGGCTTCATCGAGCAGTTCGACACCTTCCTGTACGCCCTGGATGGCCAGCACGGAGGCGAACACGCCGCCGAGTGCAAACGGGAGCGACCAGTGCCAAAGCAGGGCCACCAGATAGCGGCCAACGCGGAAGGAGACTTTCATGCGCTCACCCCGTCAGCTCGAAAGGTTCGTGCAGCGGCACAAAAGGCACCGGCTTGCCGATGATTTCCACAACGCTCCAATACTTGGGCGGTCGGTCGCTTGGCGTGTGTTTCGCGCAGGTAAAGGCCGGGGTGATTTCCCACTGGGACAGCAAGGGCGTCCAGGCACCAGCGACGAGGCGCATTTTCAGAGTGCGCACGGGTCGGGCAAACGCGGGGCGGCATTGGTCGCAGGGTGTGCACGGGCAAGGATCGGGCTTGGCCATCTCGGCCTTCGACCAGCAGACAGAGCAGTCGCAGTTCTCGGCGTGCTGCTGGTTGCTGTAGCTGGATGGCGTCATAGCTCATGCCCTCGCCTGGGTAACCGGAGCTGACGTAGATCACGCGACCCAATCCTGCTCTAGGAGCCAAGAACGGAACAATACGCAGTTGATCAAGCGGCGCTTGCCGAGCTTGAGAGAAGGGAGCTTTGCTCGCTCTACCCACTTGCGAGCGGTATCACAGGTAACGCCGTTGCGCTCTGCCCAGTCCTCGATGGTCTCAACATCCTTGAGAGGACCGACTAGCAGCGCCTTATCCATGTCTTCCAGTTCCATATTCAATCCGTCACTATTGGCCTTTGTTGGTCAAAGTCAGGCGCCATGATAAAAGCGCGACTGGGTAACCTTTAACCTTGTGGTAATTGTTAACCAACCGGAGTGATTGGGCAACATATACCCAATTTAATATTTTGATATGAAATCAACCGCTGATAGAGCAAAACTATTGCTCAAAATGACAGGAACGAAAAAGACAAGCGCGCACGGCGGCGACTACGAGCGATGGAGAAATATTGCCAAGGGAATAATAAGAATTGGCACAGATGAAATTGACGTACTGGTCAGTATTTACCCGCAATATGCGCTATGGCTTGCAAGCGGTCAGATCGCACCAGAAAGCGGCCAGACCAGTCCCGAGTACGACGAAGCCAACCGAAACTTGACCAATCAAAACGCGGGATAGCGATCACCAAGGAAGTGGCTAGGCGCTGGTACGCCCGAAGGGAGAGGTAAGAGTGAAGGCTGATTGCGAAAACGCGCTTGAGAACATCAGAAAAAATCCAGCAGAAGCAGAGTAGTGCTTGAATAATTTAGGCGTCTTCATCACTACATAAGCTGATATTAGTGCAAGTATCAGGGCAGGAATTCCTGAAATAGGCCTTTTAAAGCACAGCTGGAAAAAATATCTACTCCAAGCAATTTCAGTTGCTCAGATTAGAGTCTACTGCCAATCGTGCTGACCGCTAAATTGTCTTGCCATGTGCTCGATGCTGGCAAGTAAAGCAGAAATCAAGGTTGCAAAAAACAAGAAAAATCAAAGAGCATAAAAGATAAAGTTAAATCATTAATTAGTTACGACACTAGTCGCCAAAGAGTCAGCCAGCAATTGCCCTGGTATCTATCGAAAGGAATTATA